ACAAACGACTTGGCTACTTCGCTTTCATCATCTTTACCAATTTTATAACCGAAAAGTTTAATTGCCATGTTGTCTCTCTGTTTCTTTTAAAAACAAATGGGGGCGTAATAGCCCCCATCGATTACTATTACGCAAGTATTTATATTGCGTATATGTGAGTGTCAAGAACCAGTATTAACCGCCAACTGCTGTTCTGGCAGAACCAGCATCACCACCGGCTTCGCTGGTATCACCAGCGTCTAGGTAGTGATATTGGAATGTTACTGTAAATTCTTGTACTGCGTCAGTAGTATCGTAAGACAAATCGATAGCAGAAATGTCAGTTGGGAACGCATCATACAGTTTGTAATTTCTACTTACTGTACCATCGCTTCTGAAGTGGTTGATATCTACTGTTGTACGATAATCAACTTCATTAGAAGTTTGTTCACCTGCTGTACGAATTGCTTCTTCGCCGTCTGGATTGTTGATAAATTTCATCCAGTTGTCAAATACTTTGCGTAGACCTTGTTGGTCATCATTGATAACCGTAACTGTCCATTCTGCAAATGTTCTATCGCCAGGAACTTTGATTCGTCTTCCTCTGAATGGAACTTCAATAACGCCTACAGAGTATGCAGGAATTGCCGCAGAACGACACAGGAAAGAAAACTTGTTTGTCGTAGATAGAATGCCCTGTGGGTCATCGACACCACTTGGAGCACTCAATGAAACTCTAAACAGGTTTGGTCTTGCGCCAGAATTTAGACTTTCTCTGAATGAAGTAATGTTAAAAAATTCGTTTGCCATTTTTAGTCCTTACTTATTCGAAAGTGAAATAGTCGTAAGCCCAAGTAACTGTAAATTCTTCCAATGTGTCTGTAGAATCGTAGGACAAGTCAATTGTGCTGATATCAGTAGGCCAGCAATTGTAAAGTGTATATGTGTAAACCACATTGCCACTCAAGTCGTATTGTTCAACAGTTACAGTAGTAAAATCAGTTGTGCTTGAACCAGTTAACTCTTTAGCAACTTCAGAATCGTAGTTTGTGTCAGAATATTTTTTCTGTAGATTCTCGATTGCTTGGCGAATCTTTTGGTTTGAATCGTTGATGATAGTTGTTGTCCACTCAGGGAATGTTCTATCACCAGCAATCTTATAACGTCTGCCAGCCATGAAAGGGATTTCAATTAAACCAAGTGTTGAACTTGGCAATTGTGCTCCCTTGCATAGGTAACTGAAGTCGTTCTCTTGACCACCAAGAGCATCCGCCGAAAGCGTAACTCTAAAAAGATTTGAACGTGCGCCGGTTTTCAGCGCACTTGTCAAATCAGAGATTGTAGTAATTGCCATATAATTCTCCTCTTTGTTTATACTCTATTTATGCGGCAATTTCTGTAAATGTAGCGTTACCTCTCACAGAGACAAAGTTGAGTTGGATGAAGTTTACAGAGCGAACTGGTTGTACGAAAATATCGCAAACAAATTCGTTAGCATTTACAACATCCTCAGGGTTGTTAGATTCGTCACACACAACTCTGAATGCTGTGATACCACGGCGAGCCTGTACGCTACGTAGATATGGAACAACTAAGTTCACAAATCCGTTACGTGTTGTAGCATCGTTTTGGTCGAACAGAACGTTCTCGGCAGCCGCACCGATTGTGTTTTGCAAGTCGATGAACAAGCGGCGAACGTTGACACGATTCAATGAAGTATTCTTCAATGTGAATGTCTTGTCTCCGTATAGGATTGTGCCACGACCAACTTGTGTGATAACAGGGTTAACTGCCAACTTGTACAATGCATCACGGTCTGATTGACCTGGATTGTATGCCAACTTAACCAAGTTTTGGATACGACCATTTGTCAAACCTGCTGGAGACAACCATGGCTCACGATTCAAATCGTTACGTGCCATGCAACCAGCAACGTCAGCGTTCAATGGAACGTAAACGTATGTGTCGTTGTACTTGTCGTACTGATACTTCCAACCGCTGTCTGCGATAGCGTATGTTGAACGTGTAATTGTATCAGCCCATGTAGCAATAGAAGTTGCTTCAGAACCGGCATTGTTCACTACGCTTGCACGTGTTGGAGAAATGCAGACTACAGAATCTTTACGCTGTTCAGCAACATCAGCAATGATGCGGTTGACAACTGTAGCAGATGCTTGACCAGCAACAATGATAGCCGCTGGAACTTCAGACTTGTTGCCAAGTAGAATGTAACCAGAAGCACGGTCGCCGTCAGTTACAGAATTACCATCAGAACCACCAGCAAGGCTGTAGTTCTTTGGTTTTGTTACTGCTGTATATGTTACGCCAGACAATGCTGTTCCCCAATTTGAGCCTGCATTGTCGTGGTCAGCCCACCATACGTACTTAGACTGTTCGTTGATAACTGTCTTATAGTAGTTAGAACCTCCGTTGTCTGCACGTGCGTCAGAACCTTTAGACAAGCCAGCAAATTTTTCTAGAACGTTGCCAGATGTACCTGTGAACAAACCATCTTCGTCAACAACTACAACGTGCATTTCGTCATTTACTGCACTCTTAGATGCACCAAATGTTGATGTGCCTGGAGCCGCATCAAATTCACCGTAGTATTCCCAACGGCGAACACCTGTAGCACCAGATGCACCAGTCAAGTGTGCAGATGCCAATGTGAATGATGTTGCGTTTGTGATAGAAGCAACTTTGATAGAACGACCGCCAAGAACAACGTAGTCGCCTACTGTCAATTCTGTGTTAGCGGCAGAACCTGTACCTGTAACTGTTGTACTACCTGCTGTAACAGTAAATGTACCTGTCAAAGTTGATTGCCATGCCGCAGATGATGGGCATGTAGAAACTTTAAGTGAGTTACCAAGTTCGCCAGAATACTTAGCAATCCATGGACCAACATCAAATGATGATGTGTTCACATAAACATCGCTGTTCTTGACTGATGTGCCTGTACCTGCTGTACCTGAACCTGTGTTTGCCTCTGATGTAGCGTTCAATGCTGTGTTAGCAACACGAACGATGTATGCAGGTGCTGAATATCCCAAGAAATTAGCGGCAGACAAGAAATCGACTACGTTTGTTGCGTTTGGCTTGCCGAAGTTCGTAACAAGGTCGGTTTCTCCAGTAACAACAACCGCTTGGTCGATAGGACCCCAACGGAATTGACCAGAAAATGCGCCAGTTGTTGCGGCAACTGCTTGAGAAGAAGAAACCAAATCAGTTTCAGTGATTTTGATTCCTGGTGAAATGAGACTAATAGCCATTGAATTTCTCCTTGTTGTATAATGATGCGTTATTCGATGCGGTTTATTTCAATTTATTTATAAAAAATCAGATTTATGGGATTCCTCATACCAAGTTTGTCCAGACGCATCTACAAAACTATTTTCATCTTCGCCGGTATTTATGAAGCCGAAAGGTGTGACTTCCTCTTCAATCATTTTGATTCTTTCATCATAAAGTTCTTTTCGAATATTTACGTTTGTTAAGTCTTTAAAATATGGATTTGTTGTTAGCCAAGAGAATAAAACTAGTGGCATTACCAAATCATCATGATATCCTTCATCCGCCGCATAACTATTTTTTACTTGAATGAATGTTGAAATTTCAGAAATTGTATCGATATCACGAATCAGAAGTTTTTGCTCTTCAACCAATGACTTGAAGTTGGAGCAACCGATTCGTTTAACCTTTTTGTCTGTGACAACACCTAATTGAGTCTTACCGCCACCGAATCCTCCGGAGACAACTTGACCTTGTGTTGTTCTATTGACGAAAATAATATTCTCATACTCATATTCACTGTACAGAATGTCGGCAACTTGTTCAGATTTATTGACTTCTACCAGCACATATGCATCGTTGTATTCTTTACCAACTTTGTAAATGACTGATGGATACAATAAAGGACTGATTTTGTTGTCTCTGTACTTGCCAACTTGTTTGTACGGCATACTTGTCACATCAATAATACTGAAAGCAGAATAGTCTTGTTGTACACCCTCTGCGGTATCCGCAACGATGACGTAAACGTGGTCCTTTTCTACTTTTTCATAAATGTCTAAGCCGTCTTTTTGATAGATTGGTGCGGCTGGAGACAATCTTGCAATCGAGTCTGCGGCAATTAGCGTTAGACTTGACCCTAAGAAGTTACACAATACCTCTTGGTTGAACTTCAATTCTCCCAATAGTTTGCGCTGTTCTTCTGCCCATTTCTCGTCACGACCAGGAATCTCCCAGTATGGAATGAACAGATTAACAAATCCGTTTCGGTTGTTCTCAGCATCATTCCAGAACTTCCAGAAATGATTGTAGCCGAGAGGTGTCGATGACAATAGAATCTTTGTTGTTTCACCAGCAGAGATTGTAGGATAAACTGAGGTGAAGAATTGTTCAGCAATGTTGTTTGGAATGATAGCCGCTTCGTCAACGTATAGCAAGTTTACAGACTTACCACGAATACCTGATGCACTTGTTGCGGCAGTGAAAACAATCGAGCCATTTTCTAATTCAATGTCACCTTTGTTCCAAGTCTTGATACCTTGCTGTAACCACTCAGGAAGATTTTCATACATCAACTGATAGCGATACAATACTTCACGTGCCGCTGGTGCTTTGTTTGCTAGAATCGCAACAGTCTTACGTTGAAACAATGTGTACCACAAAATGTAAGCGGCAGAAGTTGTAGTCTTACCTTGCTGACGACCTTCCATCAAAATAACTTTGCGGTTATTGTGAATGACGTTCAGTTTGTGTTTTTGACAATCGTATAGATTGAAGGGCTGGAGACCATGGTCAAGTGTGACAATCTTACAGTATGTTTCAATAAAGTAAATGTAGTCCGTAGCACATTTAATGTACTCATCGACTTGGTCTTTGGTGAAGTGTAGAGGAACGCCAGCCGCTTTAAGGTTGACATTACCTAGATAATGCTTACTCATTTCAATCTGTCTGTAATCAATTTTTGCAATTCTGCTGTGCTACCAACAAACAGTGTGTTGTTAACTTGCGTGTGACTGATTTGCTCTTGCTCTTTCGTAGGTTGCTGAATATCTTTTTTAGTCTTTGCAAGATTTAACAAATCTTTGTTTGTATCTGCAAGTGTTTTAATCAACTGACCAATAACTTCATAAGCACGTGGTGACTCGCCTTCTTTTGCTAAGAAAGTCAGATTCTCCATAACATCTCTGCCATTGTCAATGAGTGTACGCAAATTCTTACGTGCATACTCATAGTCATCATCGACTTCGGTTGGCATTGGTAGTTCAGGCTTTACGTCAACCGTAACTGGTAAACTATCAACAACTCTGCCATCAACATCAAAAATGTCGTTTAGTTTTTGGTCGATTGTCTTTTTCATTCTGTATATCCATTTGGTGAAATTATTGTCGTAGTTGCTTCAAAGTTTGCATCACCTTCCGATTGTGCAGTAGTAATGATTGCTTTTTCAATAGGTTCATTGTCATCAATGAAGTTAACATCAGTCTTGGTGATGTACTTGAATTTCTTAACAGGTCCAAACAAATAACCTTTAACAGTAAAATCGAACTGCCATGTGATGATACGGCGAGACTCAAAATCACCTTCGTAAGTGTCTTCTGAAGTTACGCTTGTCAA